CCGATGAACGGAGCCTTGGGGGCCAGCGCCAGCATCTCAGCTTCTTGCGACACCCAGTAGTTGTACATGCGCTGGGCATCCTTGGCGTTGCGCACCAAGCCCGACACGTACAAGCGGCCATCAACCTCGAACTCGTTGCCGACAATACGGACCACAGGAATCCACTGTCCAGCCCACTCGTTTTTCTCAAGGATTTCGTAGCCGTTGATCTTGCAGTACTTCACGCGGGCGCGGTCGGCCTCGCGTGAGCGCTTGGGCTTGCCATAGACAGCGCGCAAGTCTTTGTCCTCGGGCGTGCCAGCAAATGCCGTGACGTTGCCAGGGTACAAGTTCAGCGTGGCGCGGTCGTAGTCAACGTAGTAGTAATCCGCGATGCGGATCGTGTCTTCGTTGAGCCAGTTGGAAATCGATTGGTCGCCTACGCCGAGTGATTGCAGCGTGGTGATGGGCGCTGCCTCGGGGTACATGCGCTCATAGTCGGCTCTTGTCACGTCTTCGGTGATGAAGCACCACTTGGCGTCTGCACCGGTCGGGTCTTGGATCGTGGGGTCCATGTAGACCGAGAAGCTGTTGCGAACACGGCCAATCTTGATGTCTTGGTCGAATGTGTCGTCGTCGCAATACTCGGTCAGAATGCGAATGTAGCCCTCGCCATAGGCCACCTGGTTCTCGCAGGCCGTGTCGTAGGCCACATCAGCGTCAGAGATGTATTCGATATGGCGAATCATGCCATTCAGAACCTCAGCGACTTCCAGATCGGCCTTGTCGTCCACCGGAATGACTTTGGCGCCAGGTCGGTTTTGCCGCATGTCGTTGGTCACTTGACGAACGTGCTGCGGCAGCTTGTTGATGGTCAGGCACGGACGTGCGTTGATGGTTTGACCCTGCACAGCGCCGCGGGTTGCCAGCACATCGGCAGGCCACTGCCAGTGGTTGTCGGGCGATCCGGCATAGAACTTCAGGTCGTCAACCTCGTCTTCACGAGATTCGGAGAGCGCAGACACCGCCAGATCAAGACGTGATCGAGCGGTTGCCAGAATGTCAGCTTCGCTTTGGTTTCTGGCCGAACCGCCGACAGCAACTGCTGCTGCGGCTACGATGCCGGTAGGATCAGCCATTCAAGACTCCTAAAACATGGGGTTCGCGGATGACAACGTACTTCGTGCCACCGTGCGCAAATTCTTGCCCTACCCCAAAGTATACGTGATCACCGGACTTGAGTTCTTTGCAGTCCGGCCCAGCCGACACCACGATACCTGTCTCGCCGCTTTCGTCAAGTGGGAGCACAAACAGCGGGTGTTTCTCAACATCACGCTGGATGATCAGGCAGTTTTGCATGGCACGAAGGGTCATTTTTTGCTCTTTTGGGCTGGTTTTTGCGCTTCGCGCTTGACGCTGTAGGCGATAGCAACCGCTTGGGCTGGTTTTTTACCGCTGGCAATTTCGGCCTTCACATTCTTGCGAAACGCCTCTTTTGAGGCACTTTTGACGAGTGGCATCACTTACCTTTCGCTGGTTTTTTGGCCGTTTTGGCCGACTCTTTGAAGTCCTTGGCCGTGGGTGCGCCAGCAGAGCCAGGTTTGCGCATCTTTTCGCCGGAACCGGCAGCAATGCGCTCGCGTTTGGCGTGAATGTTGGCGTAGAGTCCAGGTTTTGTAGCCATGATCAGCACTTCCATCGTTTGAGTGATGCCTTGGCGCGTTCCGCATCGCCTTTGGCGTTCTTGACAACCCCCTCCATTCGGGCGCAAAACGCAGCTTTACGCCCTGCATCGGCCTTGGTTTTGGGGTTCGGAGCGGGAGGCTTCAAGTTGGAGCCGGTTTCCCGGTTGTACTTCTCGCGGCCTTTGGCAGTCAGCCCAGCACCCTTGGACACGGGCAGTTTTTCGCCACGTCCGACAGACAGTGATACGCTTTTCTTTGTAGCCATTACGACCCCATCCATCCAGTTGCCACCGCGCGGCTGGGCGCCAGTGTACGAATTGTGTTACGAGAATTGTACCCCTCGCGGTTTGCAACCGGGTACGAAAATGTCAGCGCTATGGCGTCGGCAGCGTCTGGTGATGCCAAACCTCGCGCTTTCATGTCCTTTTTTGACTCCAAGAAAATCGATCCTTTGGAGTCCGGCTTCATCATAGGTGAGATCAAGTCGGTTTTCAAGAACCTGTCGTTTGGGATGCTGGCCGACTTGAGCCAGTCGCGCATGTCGCCCCAGATTTGCGCCCGCATGTTGCCGTACATGGCCGGGTTCTTGGACTTCCAGCCGAAGTTGACGCCCTTGATCTTGTAGCGCTGCTCTTTCAACCGGTCCACGATGCCCGCTCCCAAGCCACCCTCGTCGATGAACACCATCGCAGGCTTAAATTCCTCTATGGCGTCGATGACGTGCCCGACCACCGTCATGGTGTCGTCGCCCCTGTGCCGGATGATCCGCACGATGTCCCGCCCTTGCCTGACGGCCAGCACGGTGGCGTCTGCCCCGAACCGCGCTGGGTCCACGCCGATAATGACCGGCGCGCTTGGGTCTTTGTGCAGGGGCCGCTTCATGGCATCGTCCACCACCATGCTGGAGATGAACTGGTCGTCGCCAGCGTTTGGGAACTCGCCGTACACCTCGACGTGCGCCTGCGATGAGTCGGCCCCGTATTCGTCGATGATCTGCTGGTAGACCTGCTTGTCCGTGCCCTCGACCGTGCGCGCGTCCACCACCTTGGTCTGCCAGAACTCGCGCTTGCTGTGGAATGTCTCGTAAAAGTACCCGCTGTTGCGCCGTGGGTTGGAGAACGCCAGCCAAAAGCGGTTCGGCGTGTTTTCCGTAAAGAAGCCCGCCGTCACCGCCCAGATGGCGTCGTCAATACCGCTGGCCTCGTCGAAGATCACCATTACACCGTCGAAGTTGTGCACACCCGCGTAGGCGTCTGGGTTCTCGGCTGACCAGAGCCTGCCTTCAACGCCCCAGTAGCGCGTGCCCTTCTTTAGGTCGCGCTCGACCAGCTCGGTCAGCCACTTGGCCGGCATCAGCCTGGTGGCCGACACCTCGAACCAGTGGCTGTTGAGCGACATCGCCAGCCACTTGGTGATCTCGGCCCATGTGATACTTCTGAGCTGCGACTCACTGTTAGCCGACACGATGGTCGTCGAGCCAATGCGTGTGGACAGCATCCAGATCACGATCCAACTGACCAACGCCGACTTGCCGATACCGCGCCCTGATGACACCGCGTGGCGTAGGGTGTTGAAGTCCACCTGGCCTTTGTTCTGTTTGATGTGCTCGGCGATCTGCTGGAGCACCTCGCGCTGCCATTTGCGCGGACCACTGAAGTGTTCCAGCGGCGTGCCCTTAACACCCCACGGGAACGTGTACAGCACAAACGCCAGTGGGTTGTCCTTGTACTGCGGCGCCCAGAGCCTGGCCATCAGCTCCTGTTCGTCTTCAGCCGAATATATGGTGGTTTGCATCAGACGCTTTGTTTGTGTGGGGCCAGCCGCGCTTGTAGCGCCGGTGTGGGCGTGTGTTCTATCGCTTGCACGTCTGCGACATCTGTGACGTCCACCACGTCCGCTGCCCTGCGCTCGGCCTCGGCCAGGGCGCCAAGGATGCTGATCTGTTGGTTGACGTCCACTGTGATGGCCTGCTTGGCTACCCAGCCGTGGACGTTTTGCAAGACCGCCAGCGCCGCCTTGGCGTCGCCCTGCTCGGCTGCCTTGTGCAGTTGCTTAGACGCCAGCAGCTCCCCGTCGGCGCGGCCTTTTTGTTCGGCCAACTGCGCCGCTCTGTCTAACTCGCACAACTGCCGGTAGGCGGTGGGCACCATGCCTGCGGCAAGCGCTAAGTTGTCGCCCTTCAAGCCGAGCTTGGCGGCGTCGTAGATGCGGTTAAGCACCGCCTCGGTGGCGCGCACTTCGTTGATGACAAGTGGCAGTGAATGAAAACTCATATTGTTCCTTCGTCAACACGGCTGGGGACTGCCGGAGGGAGTCGAACCCCCGATGATCCATAACCCACTATTGGGTTGGCTGCTGCTACCGCTGGCTCCATCAGCAGACCCCATGCGTGTTGACGTGTGCGGGAAGTGTAAAGCATTTTGTAAAAAATAAAAATTGTTCGTGAACGCTACGCTACCGGCTGGCCCATTGACCGGCCCTACCCCCTCCCCCCTCGAAAATTTGTGGACATTGTGGACAGTCCACGGCAGGCAGCAGTCAGGCCTGGCTAAGAGCACGCAACTGTATGCAAACACAGCACTGTATGAACTGCGGTTTGTGGACAATGTGGACAATCGTCCGGCTGGTTGTCCACATTGTCCACATGATGCGCGGGGCAAAATGCGCGGCGATGTGGGCGCGGGGATTTGTGGGTCATGTGGACACTTTGGACGAGGAATTTAAATCGCTCTACCCCTTTTGCCTATTTTTTAATCAGTAGGGTTTTAGACTTTTTATTTTCCAATATCCACAATATCCACAAAGCCCCGCAACCCGCTATTTATGGGGCACGCCGCGTGGGTCACGCCCCCAAAAAACCGCTATCCACGCCACCATCCACAAGACCCACAAACCACGCTGGCGTGAAAATCCGACTAAAACGCTCGGCTATTACCTGGTAGCGTTGACAATGCAAAAGAATCTTTTACAATAACCACATCAGCAACCCACAAACCCTCTGAAAGGTACTGTATGAACCGCAACGCAATCACCACCGAAGACGGCTATTTCTACACTCAACAGCCCGACGGCGCCTATACCGACGGCGACGTCGAGTTCAATTACGACTTGTCCGACGTGCGCGGCGTCGTGTGGCAATTCTTTAACGGCTTTTACTGCGCCGACGGCGACGGCATGGTTACTGTGCAACCCGTCGGCGATCATTTCGTCGTCGCCGAACAAGGCGACATTGCCAGCGTGCATCACACACTGCGCGAGGCGTTGTTCGCCGCTCAAGCCATCCTCGCCGCTGACTACACCGAAATTTATGAAAACCACGTCGGCGAGTGAAAAACCGCCGATCCCATTTTTTCCAAAGGAGCAACACCATGAAAGACTACCTTGCCGCTATCGCCCTCGGCCTCGCCTTGTGCGCCCTCGTCCTCCACGGGCTTGACGCCCTCTTTTACTGAAAGGTCAGCGCCATGAACTACAGCACACCCATCACAAGCGCAGCAGACGCCGAGGGCTTTTTGTTCCAGCTCGTCCAGCACGGGCGCGCCTTCCATCCAGAAGACAACGCGCACGACATCATCAGCGGCGCCACAGGCCAGCCCTTGTTCACCTCAGCTGACGCCGACCTCATCAATGAGCGCATGGAGGAGGTGCACACCTTCATGGCCGACCCTTGCGAATACCTCTTAAACCTCACCACCTCAACCGATAGGAGCTGACACCATGAAAACCACTGTTTCACGTTATGACTTTGAGCGCGCCTTTGCAGACGCAGACCGCAAAGAAAACTTCTCGTATGCGGGCCTCGACCTGTTGTTTAATTACTTTGAGGAGCTGGAGGAGGCGACGGGCCAAGAAATTGAACTGGATGTGATCGCCATCTGCTGCGAATACAACGAAGACACTGTGGCCGACATCGCCCGGAATTACTTCATCGACCTGAACGATGCAGACCCCGAGGCCGACGATTACGAAGACCAGTGCCGCCAAATCGTTTTCGATTATTTGAGCGACCGCACATCTGTTGTTGGCGATACCGCCGACGGCTTCGTTTACGCTTGTTTTTAAGGAGCAGACACCATGACAGCATCGCAATTAAAAGCCATTCGTGAACTCAGGGCCGAAGGCTGGGCCGTGATCTTGTGGACGCCCGAGGAACTCAACGGGGCAGACCCCACGGACGTCGAGGATATGTCGATTAGCTACGCCTTTGATTACCTGATCCCCGCAGAAGCAGAAACCGAGACTGGCGCCGATCTCGCGCAGTTCTACGGCCCATCAACCCGCATTTAATGGAGAAATGACCATGATCGAAGTTATCCAGCAGGCACTTTTTGCGGCCTATGACATACGCAACGCAATGACTACAAGCGACCGATTAAAAGACACCGAAAACGAAACCTTTGGCGAGAGTATCGATGCGATCATTGAACGCCTTGAATATGCGGAACAACAACTCCAAGGAGCATTAGCATGATCGACTTGACCAAACTTGAACCCACCGAAGCCGAGCGCATCGCGTACGCTGAGGGCTTTGCTGGTGTCGCGGAACTGTTCGCGCGCATTTCTGACCTCGAACACGCGGCGATTGTCCTTTTAAACCATCTTGATATGCACGCGGGCGACTTGGGCGACGAAATTAATGGCGCCATTGATGATTTGCGCGAGGTGTTGCCATGACTTGGCCTTTTCCCCCTCCATCTGGCCCAACGCCTTGGACGCCCGCGCAAGAACGCGAATACGCCAGACAGCAACGCCAACAACTACCCGAGGCGCCACTATGACAGCGTTAGCGGCCATTCTGGCCGCGCTGCTTGCAGTATTGCTCAACCTATAAAAAAGGGGCCAATGGCCCCTTTTTCTATTTGACCAGACGCACACTGGTGGGCGGCGCGGCCTCCACCATGTCCCGCAGGTCTGACTTGCCCATCTCGGCCATGTCAGGGGCGCAGAAGATATGCTTTTTGTTGTCGTAGCGACGCGATTTCAGGCGCCCCATGTCCACCCAGCCAGCCTCCTTGAGGGCGTGAAGGAGGGCAGGCTGCACAATCTTGACGCTACCCTGAACTGACCCTTGCAGGCGGTCGCATAGTGCATGCCAGGGCGCGCCGACCACGCCTTTGGAGAACTCACCTAAACGATTACGCATCAAGTCCACTAAGAACGATTCGGCGCCGCTCATGCCCGCTTCGACCATGATGGCCTTGGCTTCGGTCAAAAACGGCGTGGCGCCAGGATTGAACGCGGACACATCGCGGGCGTGCAACCAAGCCGCCACAGCCGATTTGCCGCCAGATTCAAGCCACGCCCAAATCGCTGCACCTTCGTCGTCGGTCATGCGGGGGGCGTCTGACCAGATCACGAACCATCGCCGGTCGTCGGAGGGTAAATTTATGGCGACGCGTTCATTGGAGAACGCAATTACTTGCAGGCGGTTCACCAAATCGTAGGGGGCCAAGCCCTTGCGCTGCACTGACAGATACTCGGGGGGCGCAGCGATCAGGGGCTTCAATTGGTTTTCAAGGGCGCGGCGGTCTTTGGCCTCAGACTGGCGCAGCTCGTTCACGACCAGCACCTCAGTCTCAAGGGCGTAGCCCCATTGGCTGGTGATCTCCTCGTTTCGGACAAGGGACACGTTCTTCAGGGACGGGCCACCGATGGCCCAGAAGAACGGCGCCCAGAGTGTGTCTTTGCCGCTACCTGGGTTGCCGCCATGTAGGACGGCGTGGTTAATCTTGCGGTTCGGATGCTGGATTTTGAAGGCCATGACATCTAGGACGTGTGCGCGTTCGCGCTCGTCGGGAATCATGCGCTCAAGGTGCTTAATCCACGGCTGGATGTTGCCGGGGACGGGCACGGGGCGGGCGTCGCGCCAGCGGTTGCCGTACACGATCCCATCACGGGCGCAGAGGATAGACTCGCCTGCCGCGTAGGTCACACCCTTCAGGATGCGCGCGCCTTTGGCTTGGCGGTTTTCATCAAAGCAGGTCGCGGCCTCAATCTTGGGCTTCTTCGTGCCGTGGATGCTGCGGCATTCGATGTGCCGGAAGATGGCATTAAACGACGAGCGCGACACCTCATGACGCTCGGCCAAGTCAAAAAACGCGTCGTCGTCTTGCAGATAGGCGAAACGCTCGTACCAGCCTTCTTTCTCGACGCGGCCCAGCTCCTTGCGCTCGACCTCGGCCACGATAGCGGCAGCGGCGTCGGGGTACTCGGGCGTCGGGGCTAACTTACTGAGGGCTGACTCCATCGCAGCGGCCAGCAGCTCCTCGCGCAGGCCGGGGGTGTGCTTGGGGCCACCATTGTCGGCCACCCATTTGAGGAACACGGACGAATCGAGGTCGATGCAGTGTGAGTGCAGGCAGCAGTAGGCCCGATTGGCGGGCATATAGCGGCCCTCGGGGTTGCCGTCGGTGTGCTGGGCGTTGTTGGGGCAGATCACGCCAGCCCAGCCCTCTTGATTGGGCTTGGACAGCAGCAGGCCGTTGTCAGAAAGCCACACCATCACGTCGTCGGTGCCGTCGTCGCTCAGGCGAATCGGGCGGTAGGTGTCCTCGGCTTCACCGGGCACTACGTTCAGGGCGTCGCAAATCTGCTCAAGGGTGAAGTCACGCTCGGGGTAGAACTCGCGCAGCGCGGCGGCGAAGTTGTTGCGGCCAGGCTTCATGTTGATCGAGCCGGGAATGCGGAAATTGCGCACGGCGTTGCAGGCGCCGGGGTCAGTGTAGCCAGCATCAGCGATGGCCCGTATGGCCGCGCTGAACTCGGCCTTGGTGGGCTGCTCACTGAACACATAACCCCACTGGAACGAGCCGGGGCTGGTTTCGATCTTCCACGTCGGCTCAAGCGCAGGCACACGCGGCGCCTTCACAGGGTCGCCCACGTCGTCCAGCACCATCACCAGCACATACTCGCAGTTGGCCGCGCTGGCGCTGATGTGGCCGTCCTTGAAGCGGTCGATGATGAACGACGCTGTGTTGCCGTAGATGGCCCAGTCGGGCTTGACCTTGGCCGTGGGCAGCATGGCGGGCCATGTGGCCTTGATTGCGCCGTCGGGGTGGAACTGCATCTCGCCCTCTTTGAGGCGCGGTTTTTGTCGTACCAGCAAAAAAGTTTCACCCTCTGGGGCAAGTCTGGTAAGATGTTCTATGAAATCTGTCACGGGTTTCTCCTTTAGTAAGTTGGGAATGTTAGCCCCGGCCTAACCCGCCGGGGCTTTTTTACGAGTATCGGGTGGTGGTCACACCTTCAGCGGCCAAGGGCAGGCCAGCCGCCCATGCAGGCGGCGCGCACATGACCTGGTGCATACGCGCAGCGACCGCCTCGGCCTCGGAGGCTGGGCACTCGACGACGATCTCATCATGGACGTGCAAGACGACGCCATCGAGCTGGCGCAGTGAGTGGCGCAAGATGTCGTGCGCTGCGGCCTGCGTGACGTTCTCGCAAGCCAGACCGCGCCACAG